ATGAACAACTTAAATTTGTAACTACTGGATCTGCAGTTAACGAATTTCAGCTCACAAACGCAGCAACTGGTAACGCTCCTGCACTTGCAGTGACAGGTGGCGACACTAACATTGATATGAATATTACACCAAAAGGAGTTGGTAGAGCAACTTTCAATGGTCAAGGTAAAATTCAAAGTGTTGCAGAAAAAGTTACAACAGCTGCTACATCAGCGACAGGGACAATTAACTACGATGTACTTACTCAAGCAGTATTAAACTTTACATCAGATGCTGGAGCTAACTACACATTAAATATTAGAGGTGATGGATCAAACTCTTTAGATTCAATCATGGACACAGGTGAGTCAATAACTATTGCGCACATTGTAAAACAAGGATCATCAGCTTATTACAATAACGCAGTTCAAATTGATGGATCATCAGTGACTCCAGAATGGCAAGGTGGATCAGCTCCATCTGCTGGAAATGCGAACTCTTTAGATGTTTATTCTTACACTGTTATTAAAACTGGTTCAGCGACGTTTACAGTTTTAGCGTCTCAAACACAGTTTGCGTAATAAATTAGGAGGAGAAAGATTATGCCAATATTAGGAAGTATCGGAGCAGGAGCCGCGAGAGGACTAGGTTTTACATCTGGTGCAGCTAAAGTTTCATTTGAAGTTTTAGTCATCGGTGGCGGCGGTGGAGGTCCACAACCAGGAGGTGGAAGATCTGCCGGAGCTGGTGGATTTAGAAATGCTACCCTTGAAGCACTTAAAGGAGAAGTCATTACAGTATCTGTAGCAGGGACTACACCTGCTAGACCAGGAAGTGGTCGATATGGTGGTTTCAACGGCGGTGGTTCTAACGTAGAGGGAGATGGAATTTTATCAAGATATGCTTCCACAGGTGGAGGCGGAGCTGGTGGAGCCGGCTCAGAATCTTTCGGTAAACCAGGAGGTTCTGGCGGTGGAGGATCACCCCCAGGATTAGGAAATCAAGGAGGCTATACGCCACCAGAAGGAAATGATGGCGGCGGAGGCGGCGGAGGTGCCGGCGCTCCGGGAGCATCTGGAGGAACTGGAGCTTCAAACGATATTACGGGAACACCTGTAACTTATGCAGCGGGTGGAACTGGCGGATCTTCGGGTCTTGGAAACGGCGGAGGAAACGGACAAGATGGTGACTCAGGACGTGTTATCATTAGAGTTGCTACTGCAGATTATTCAAGTACAACAACAGGTAGTCCAGCGGTAAGTACTGATGGAGATTTTACTGTTATTCAGTGGACAGGTTCAGGGAGTTACACAGCATAATGGCAATCAAGAATTACGGAAAATTAGATTTTAATGGATACGTTATAGACGTAGTAGGAGTTAAAGAGGAGTGTGCACCAACACCTGAGGTTGGAAAACAATTCTTACAATCGACTTTTAAATACGATCACTGGCAATATTCTGATAATTCTCACATATCAACTACTGCTGTTATAGGTAGAAAGTGGTATCCTGAAGAAGGTGTATTTAAAGGTGATAAACAAGATGGCTATGACTCTTGGGTATGGAGTGATGAGCAATGGACATGGGTAGCACCTGTCCCTTATCCAGCAAATGAACCTGGTGATAAGTACATGTGGGATGAAGCTGCTCACCAAGCAGACAATACAACAGGATGGGTTGAAGACCCTAACTGGGACGGCCTTTAAGATTGATTAATCAATAGATTTGTGTTATTTCATTGTCATAAAGACAATGAATTTAAAATATAGCTACTGGGTATTTGATAAATATCTAAGTAAAAAAGACTGTACAAAGATAAGAAAGTTAGGCACTAATTTACAAAAAGCCAAAGTTGATGGCTATGAATATTCTAGTATTAGAAATTCAGAGGTTTGTTTCTTAAGTGATCCTTTCATATATAAACTATTACATCCCTGTCTAAATACGGCTAATAAATCTGCAGGTTGGAATTTTGAAGTTGATTACAGTGAGTCCTGTCAGTTCACAAGTTATAAAAAAAATCAAACTTATGATTGGCATACAGATACTATCCCTGGTCAATTTAAGCAGGATGACAATAAAAACTTTAAAAATAAAATTAGAAAGTTATCAATGAGTGTAAACCTATCTGATTCTAAAGATTTTAAAGGAGGAGACTTAGAGTTTTACGTACCTAATCCTAGAAAGTCATTTAAAGAATGTGTAATTACAAGCCCTGAAATGAGAAATCAAGGATCTGTAATAGTCTTTCCTAGTTTTTTATTTCATAGAGTAAAACCTGTAACTCAAGGAAGAAGATTTTCTTTAGTTATGTGGACACTTGGAAAGGATTTTAAATGAAAGATATGTATTTTTTATTAAGTTTACCTAGAGCAGGTAACACTGTTTTAGCTTCTGTTATTAATCAAAATAACTATGTAAAAATGACAGCTAGATCAATCCTAGACTACGTTATTGATGAAGTGCATGATCTGTATTATAGTGACAAAGGTCAAAATTTTCCTGATGAAAAATCTTATTTAAATTTAATTCAAGGAATGTTTCCTTCATACTATAAGGATTGGAAAGCATCTGTCATAATAGATCGTGGAGCTTGGGGCAAAGCTAACTTATTAAACTATTTAACTAAAATAACTAAACCAAAATTTATAATTTTACATAGACCTTTGTTAGAATGTTTGGCTTCGTATGTAGAATTAGTAAAGCCGTTAGATCAAAATGGCAAAAGGATTGATAGTTTATTTTGTAGTTATCTAATGCAAAAAACTGAGATAATGGGTGAGAACTTGGATTCTATAAAAAATGTTTTAAACTCAAATCATTCTTGTCACATAATTAAATACGATAATTTTGTATCTAATCCTCAAGAAGAAATAAATAAATTATTTGATTATATGAAAGTTCAACCCCATAAGATAAATAAAAACAAGCTATCTCAATTAACTATTAATAATGTGAGCTACAATGATGAAGTTGTTCGTTATCCTTTTCATAAAATAAAAGAAAACGGCATTAAAAAAACACACTATGATGTTGAAAAAATATTAGGTAAGGATATTATATATAGATACAAAAAGGAAGAAATAAATATATGAAGATAATAAAGAATATATTATCCACTGACGATAATTTAAAAATTATTAAACACCTGCTTCGAGCAGAAAACTGGATGATGGCATACGACAATAATAGAAACGATGTTGAAACAGTAATAGAACACGCAAATATTTTTGTTAGAATAAATAGAACATTAAACATGAGATATTTACAAAGCTATTTCTCTGCATTTAAAGGTATGTCTATGACTACATACAATACAGAGATGGGTATAAACTCTGATCCTTATTTAAACGACTGGGGTGATCGAATATCTAAAATCGTTTGTAAAAAAGCTAAAATAAAAAAGTATGAACCTATCAGATATTTTTGGAATTTTTATAGACCATCGGATGTAACAGAGTGGCATCTAGATAAATCTACCAGTGGGTTTAAAAGTTTTGTTTACAACCTTCATGACTCAGATGGTGGTACAGAAGTTGGTAAAAAAATCTATTACGATAAAGAAGGAGAAGCTAAACTATTTAATAGTCACGCAAGACATAGAGGCTTAGGACCTACGGAAACAAATTTTAGATTAAACTTAAACTGTATAATAAAATTAAAATGATTTGGCCCACATTAATTGTAGATAACTTTTTAAACGATCCTATAAAAGTAAAAGAATTTGCACTAAAGCAATCGTATAGTCCAGACAAAGAGGGCAGATGGCCCGGAGAAAGATCTGATTATCTACATATTTTAAATAGAAACTTGTTTGATTCTATCACTGTTAAAATAATGAGTTTAATGTATCCGTATGAAATATCCTATGGCAATATGCAATGGGGTGCATTGTGTAGCTTTCAAAAAATAAAACCACAGATTTCTAATTTAGGTTGGGCTCATCATGATGCTGGTAACGAGTTTACAGCAATTATATATCTTTCTTCACATTTAAATTGTGGAACTTCGGTGTGTGAACCTAAAGATTTTTACAATAAAAACGATATGCATACTGAAAAGAAAAAACAAATGTTTCTTAATAACGATAAAAAAATGATACCTTTTCAAAAAGAAGTTAACAACTGTTTCACAGACACAATAAACATAAGTTCTAGATTTAATAGATTAGTTTTATTTGACTCTTCTAACTATCATAGAGCTAATCAGTTTGAGGAAAAGAACATAACAGAAGATAGATTAACTTTAATATGTTTTTTTACTGATATAAGGAATAATAAAGGTAATACGCTGACTCCTATACCTAGTTCTAGAAGGACGATTGTATGAAGATTAAAAAGATATCATCAGAGATACTGACTGTAAAAGTAAAAGGACATAAAAAATATAAACAAAAAATATTAGACGCTATCGATGAATTACCTTTTAACAATTATCACGCAGCAGGTATACACGATAAAAATCTTGCTGTGTCTGATTGGGGCCTACCCAAAGACCATCCTAGAAAATATATAGATATATATTATAAAGATGTAGTTCCTTCTGCTATGGAAGAAATACTGAAGTATTATGGGGCTCAAGGTTGGAGTATTACTAACTCGTGGTACAAAACATACAACAAAGATTCATACTATCCGTGGCACAATCACCCTAACGTTAATTTTTCTATAGTATATTTTTTAGAATTACCTGATAGTAAATTTAGAACTACTGTTAAAGTACAAGATAAAATAATTGAATATGAAGCAAAGGAAGGCGATTTAATTTGTTTCCCTGCATATTTATTACATAAAGCAGCAGCGAACAAAAGTGGGAGAAAAACGGTAATAGTATCTAATGCTAACATTCATTATGGAGAGTAAATTTGTTAAGGACCACTTAATAAATTATAGATGGGCCACAACAGACGAAGTTAAACAAGGCTGGAACGTAGAGGGTATTTTAAAAGATAGATCTAACGAGACATTAAAGTTTGATTTAAGACCTCTTAAAAAATACGATCAAGGTATAGGTAAAAAAGTATCGATAGGTACTAAAGCTGATAAAATGGTTTTTGAGACTAACCAAAGTTGGATAGTTATTGATATGCCAGAGTTTAAAAAATATATACTAAAAGAAAAAATTAAAGTGGTTGATTTAAAAGATATAGCTAATAACTTAGATTGGAACATAAGAATTAAAAAATGAATATAAAAAAATTAAATGAGCAGTATCAAAAGGATGGATATGTCCTTATCAAAGGTTTTTATGATAAACAGTTTTGTAATATTTTAAATACTTATTGTGCTTACCGATATTTAAATCTAACAGACTTCATGGAATCAGACCATATTGAGTACAGAGAAACTACAGATGGTACATTAGAAGATGAACAAACCCCTGGAGCAGCTTCATTTTATGCTGATCCTTTCATGGAAGCTATGCTGTATAATAATACAGAATTTGTAAAACAAGTCACTAAGAAGGATGTTAGACCAACTTATTCTTATTGGAGATATTATAGAAAAGGTAATCAGTTAAAACCACACACAGATAGAAGGGATTGCAAAGTCTCAACTACTATTTGTGCAGGTTATGATTACGGTGATTTAAAAGACTATAACTGGTCCATTTATATGAAGAATAAAAAGATTAATTGCCTAGACATGCATCCTGGAGATATGGTAATTTATAACGGTATTGACTTACTCCACTGGAGAGATAAATTTAAAGGTAATTATCAGTCTCAGATCTTTAATCATTATTCAGATTTACCTGTATTTAAACATTTAAATGATGAAAGACCTCGACTAGGACTGCCAGATGTCTTTAGAACTTTCTAAAAATAGACTATTAAAATCGCTAAAAACCATGTATATTGAAATAGTATGCTACAAAAACTTAACTTCAAACCCGGATTTAATAAACAAGCCACTGATTCAGGAGCCGAAGGTCAATGGGTAGATGGCGATTTTGTTAGATTCAGATATGGATTACCAGAGAAAATAGGTGGTTGGGAACAGCTTACAGTAGCTCAAGAAACGCTCCCTGGAGTTGCTAGAGCTCAACATGCTTTTACCAGTTTCAAAGGAGAAAAATATGTAGCTATTGGTACATCACAAGCTTTGTTTTTATATTACGATGAAGCTTTTTACGACATCACTCCATTAGCAGCACAGATATCAGGGTCAGCTACTTTTGATACAGTTCAAGGATCTGCAGACGTAACTGTTAATTTAACCTCTCATGGATTAGAAGCGGGCCGATATATTACCTTTAACTCTATGTCGATTACTCCAAATGGATTTACATCGGCGTCTACATTTACAGATGGAGCTTTTGAAATTAGAAATGTAACTAATAATACTTTTGATATTACTGCGCCTACAGTTGCAGTTAACCCTGGAGGAAGTGCAACCGGATCAGCGACTGTTAAACCTTATGAAATAGTTGGTCCTACATTTCAAACCAAAGGTTATGGTTGGGGAACGTATCAATGGAACACTGGAACATGGGGAACAGCCAGAACAGTAAGTAACGTGGTTCTGGACCCAGGCATCTGGAGCCTTGATAACTTTGGAGAGGTATTAGTTGCTACGATATTTAATGGTAAAACTTTCACGTGGAACGCTGGAGCTACTAATCCTAGAACTATTCGAGCATCCACAACTACAACAAATTTTAACACGACCAACAATCCTACAGCTACGAGAATAACTCTAGTATCTGACAGGGACAGACACTTATTTCATTTTGGAACTGAAACAACTATTGGTGATTCTACTACACAAGATCCGATGTTTGTAAGATTCTCTAATCAAGAGGATTTAAATACTTATGCTCCAACAGCAACTAACACGGCCGGAACTTTCAGATTAGATACCGGTAATAAAATTGTAGCTGCTATTCAAGGTAAAGATTATGTCTTTGTATTAACTGATCAAGCAGCCTATGTAGTTCAATTTGTAGGTCCACCATTTACTTTCTCTGTAAGGCAGGTGGGTACAAACTGTGGCTGTATAAGTTCCAAAGGTGTATCCTATGCAAACGGAGCTGTGTGGTGGATGTCAGCTGAAGGAGGATTCTTTGTATTTGACGGTACAGTAAAATCACTGCCGTGTTTAGTAGAAGACTTTGTATTCAGCACAGATGGATCTAATTTAGGTATTAATTATGGAGCTTCTGATATTGTTTATTCAGCACCAAATACTTTATACACAGAGATAAATTGGTTTTATCCTAAAGATGGATCGGAACAGATTGATAGATGTGTGACTTACAATTATTCAGAGAATGTATTTACAACATCTTCTTTAGATAGATCAAGCTATCAAGATCAGGGTGTATATCCTGAGCCTTATGCAACAGATTATAATCCTACAGACACACCTGTTTTGGCTGCCATTAGTGGCTTAACAAATAAATATGGTGCATCTATTTACTATTGCCACGAGAAAGGCGATGACCAGGTCAACAGCACAGGAACCACATCAATCGATGCATTTATTAAATCTGGAGATTGGGATATTACATCTAGACGAAGCGCACTAGGACAGATGACTGGTGTAGCAGACTATAGAGGTGACGGAGAATTCTTTATGTCCGTTAAAAGATTTATACCAGACTTTAAATATTTACGTGGTAATTCTACAGTTACATTATTCTTAAACGACTACCCTGATAATGCTCCTGTAGGATCTCCTCTTGGACCCTTTACAATAACCTCAACCACTGATAAGATAGATACTAGAGCTAGAGGAAGATTAGTAGCCATTCAAATAGCTAACACCTCTACAGGTGAGTCTTGGAGATATGGAACTTTTAGATTAGACGCACAACCGGATGGAAGAAGATAATGAATATATACGATATACAAGAATTACAAAAATATTTAAGTAATGTATCATCACCACAAGGAATTGTTTTTAATAATCCAGTAGGTGGAGTAGATCAATTTGCTAGAGAAATGGAAGCCTTAGAAGCAGCAAGAGCTGGAGACACAGTCCCAGTCGGTGAATTAGGAGGAACTTTACAAGATTTTTATACAAATAGAAATTTAACAGGAGCTGCTACTTCAGGAACACCAACTAACATAAACACTAAATTTAAAGTTATTGATGACAATATTGATTTTCCTTTTAAATCTGTAGATCAATTACCTAAACAAGTAACTTATGGAAGTGCTGATGATGTATATCCCCCTGCTCTTCCTGGTATTACGCAATCAACAGCGGCTAAACAATTTGAAGAACCATATAGAATAATAAATGGTCAAAAAGTTTACATAAGTGATGTAATTGGAACTAAACAAGCAGAAGAAAAAGCTAACTTCTTTACACCAAAAAGAACTGTACCAGAATTTACTATGGACACTATTCAAAAAGGTATTAAGACTCTTACAAATTATTTACCAGGAATGACACTTGCAAACATGATGGATAAATTTGATTCACTTCCATATTTAGATAGACAATTTATTAAATCAAGAATGGAAAAAGTTGGAACAAGTGGAGGTGATTTTTATAAAGATCCTAAGAGTGGTTTGTTTAAAGATAAAGCTGGTTTAGGTATTAGAAGTCTTAGAGGTAATTATGCTGAAACAATAAATAAAGAATTCGATAGATATGATGGAGCTGTTAAAAGAGCTGAAAACAAATATGGTGTAAAATGGGATGGTAATCAATTTGTAAATGCAGACACAGGCGAGGTTGATGAAAACTCTGAGCTAGCTACTAAAAGAAACAGACGTAATATAGAGATGTTTAAATTCTTTCAAAATCAAAAAATAGAAAGAGACAACATGAGAAGAGCGGTCATAGAAAAAATGAAAAATCAAGAATCTGCTCCGGTTCAGAAAAATTTCCCTATAACTAAAACAGGCGACGGTGGTTTAACTGAAGCTGAGAAAAAAGCTTTTGCACCTAGACAAGATACATTTACAAAAGGAAAAACAGTAACACTATCAGACGGAAGACAATATAGTTCACCTAGATAACATTGAATGAAAGAAATAAAGATTAAGTCTAAGATCCTTTTAGACAGACTAAAAGGACATGGTAAAATTAAAAAGTCTATACTTAAATTAATTGACGAAACACCTAATGAATGTTTACAGTATAAGGATGAATACTATAACGATTCAATAAAGAAGTTAGATTATACTAAGTGTGACTCTCAACATAGGCCTTGGGTGAAAACTTTACTACCTTACCTGCAAGCTCACTTTGATAAATGCGCCAGGCATCTGGGATTTAAGAATTGTGTTATCAGGGATCTTTGGTTTCAACAGTATGAAAAAGATAACTTACACGGATGGCATACACATGGTAGAAACTATACGGGAGTTTATTATTTAGAACTTCCTAAACATTCTCCGCTCACAGAGCTGGTAGATCCTACTAACTTTGATAAAATATTTAAAATACAAGCGAAAGAAGGGGATATTGTAATTTTCCCTAGTTTTGTTATACATAGATCTGGAAAAATGTTAGAGGATATTAGAAAGACTATAGTATCTTTTAATATAGAGTTTGACCAACTTAATAAGTATACGTTAGAAAAATTATGGCAAAAGTAACAGCTTACATACCTGAACCTGCACCAGAGTACGAAGCAGAGAACCAAAGACAGATTATTGAAGCGTTAGCTACGATGCAACAACAACTTAATTTTTCTTTTCAACAAGATCTTAAAAACGAACAGGATGCATTTAATTATTTTTTATCATGACCATACAATATAAAAATCAAGGTTTTAAACAAAGCGATACAAGCAAAACTACCGTGCTCACGTGCCCAGTTGATGGAGCCATTATAGTTAAAAGTATTTATTGTGCAAACAACGATGCCTCATCAGCTATTTTAGTAAACATGAATTTTGTAGACTCATCTGATTCTAGCACTGAATATGAATTTTTTAGAAGTGACGTTGCGGCTAAGGCACAAGTAAATGCTTCACCTCAGGGCTTGAATTTAGAAGCAGGAGATGCTATAACTGTGCAAGCAGCTACAGGCAGTAGTAAAATACAAGGCCTAATAAGTTATGCTTTAATAAACAGAGAGAATGAAAACGGATAACATAATTAAGATAGATTGCACTACGATAACTACGTGGCGTAATACTAAAACTAACGAAGTGTTTAAAGAGAAGAAAGAAGGACCTGATATAGTACAAGATGTAACTGTGCAGGTATCTCCGAAAGGCTTAGACATGATACAGAAAGCGATGAATAATAATGATAAACGAAAAACCTAAAGGCGGAACAGAATTACAACAAGACTATTTACAAAAATATGTCGACCATAAATTATTAAATGAAGTACAGATATGTACTTCGGTCCCAGAAAAAATACCTTTACATCCTACAAAAGTAAATATCCTATGGCAAAAAAATTCTTACGATCAAGGTAATCTATATCCTTGGTTTAAAGATAAATCTAATCATGACAAGTACGACTGGTATGTATTTAACAGTCACTGGACTTATGAAAAGTTTAGAAATCATTTTGATATACCTACACATAAATCAGTAGTAATTAAAAACGGTATAGATAAAATAGGTAAAGCTCCACCTTATCAAAAAGGTCAGCCTATAAGGATCATTCATCAAAACACACCTTGGAGAGGATTGTCTGTATTATTAGGAGCTATGCAGTTAGTTAAGAATCCTTTGATAAGCTTAGATGTTTATTCGTCTACAGAAGTATATGGTAAAGCGTTTTACGATCAAAACGATCATGCTTACAAAGAGTTGTATAAACAAGCAGAGCAATTACCTAACGTTAATTACATAGGGTATAAACCAAATAATTTTATAAAAGATCACTTACACAATTATCAAATGTATGTGTATCCTAGTATTTTTGAAGAGACGTTCTGTATATCTTTATTAGAGTGTATGGCTGCAGGGTTGTATTGCATTACTACTAATTACGGAGCTTTGTTTGAAACAGGCGCTGAGTTTCCTATGTATATACCATACGAAAATAATAAAAAGTTATTAGCTCAAAAGTTTGCATACGGCATAGATGCTGCTGCAGAAAGTCTACATAGAGAAGAAATACATAATCATTTAGAATGTCAGTCCGCATATGCACAAGCATATTACGGCTGGAATAAAATAGGCACATCTTGGAAAAGGTTTTTGGAAGGAGCGGTAAATGCAAAAAAGTAGTAAAGCGCAAGGCGCAAACAATGAACCCATCTGGTTTACTAAGCCATCTACGAATGGGGACACCGAAGTTACCACGATCAATATTGGAACGAAGTCTGAATATAAAATAATGGTATGTACTCCTTGCCATAGTGATGTATCCATGCATTATTGCCAGGCTGTTTTAAAGTTTCAACAAGAGTGTATGCAAAGAAAAATACTTGTAAGTTTTACTTTAATGAAATCATCATTGGTTACACAAGGTAGAAACTTATGTGTGGCTGAAATGATAAACCACGCTGATCATTATACGCATTTATTGTTTATAGACTCAGATATCGACTTTCAATCTAAGACTATCTTTACTATGTTAGAAAAAGACAAGGATGTAATAGGTTGTCCATACCCTATGAAAACGTTTGATTGGGATAAGACGTGGAGAAGAATGACAACAAAACATAGAGCTATTAATGACAAAGATGATCTATCAAAAGCTGGTTTTACGTTTCCATTAAAAGTAGAAGATCCTACAAAAATACAGGTAGAGGATGGAGTAGCAGAAGTAACTCATGCTCCTACAGGCTGTATGTTAATTAAAAGAGAAGTCATAGAAAAGA